GCTTGCTCAGGCTCTTCCGGGACAGACTGCTCCCCCTCATCTTCATTTTTCACAGGCTCCGGAAGCGGATCTGCCTTTTTCACCTTGCGCTGCTTCTTCGGCTTAGCATCAGCCTTTTCGGCCTTCGGCTTAGCAGCGGTCTTTTCGGTCTTTGGCTTGACGACTGTCTTGGGCTTTTCAACAGATTTCTTCTTAGAAGTCCTCTGATCAGTCCAGGTCAGCGCCTTACCTTTCTTGTCGGTGGGCTTGGTCGGGCGGGACGCCGTAACGATACCCATCCAACCGAGAGCGTCACCGTTCTCACACATCTCGCATAGAATCTCTGCAAGACCTTCGCTGTCGAGGTCTTCGCGCGCATCTTCCGGAGTGGATTCTTCATATAGGTGAAGTGCTTCGGCGGCGTGGCGCTTGCACATGATAGAATCTTTCTCAGGATTACCGCGACATTGTCCACCGTCACCCTTGTTCCACACCCGACACTGGCACTTGCTAGTCGAAATCTCCGATGGATCGCGCGGCGGCGACGGCTTTTTGGCCTTCGGGGATTTCTTCTTGGCAGGCGCCTTAGTGGGGCAGAACTGGTCCATGAACTCTTGAACAAACTCTTCACCAGACAAACTCTCCACCGTATGGTCCTCCAAGCCAGCGATTTGCCGCATGAACGCGGTTGCCTTAACGGAAAAGACATGAGTGGAAGCCATTTGTATGGATGTTTGTATGCAAGAAAGTTTTGAATACGATTTCTGCGATATAAAGCAGAAGGATTTTTGATCTAAATTATTTTGAATCTCAAAATCAAATTTATTCGTCGCGGAAAGTTAATCGCAAAGCAAAAACCCAGGTAGCTTCTCTGGTATATTAATAGTTACCTCTTTTTTATTGTGTTTTACTATATTTTCTAATTCTGATATATTTTCCTTATAATAAACATAATCATTATAAAATTTTAATACATGTTCAATGTTATCATTCCACCATGGTTTATCTCTATGAACTAGTGTTAACTCATATCTAGTTATTTTCCACCATTTAGTTTCAACTATATTTAATCCTTGTTTAAGATACCCATCAATCCATTCTAAATATTCATCATCTGATAGTAATAATTTAGGATATAAATATGAATATTTTGTATCATCATCACCTTCTTTTATATATGAAATAGTACATCCTTTTGGTAAGTTTTGATGTGTTTTACCATTAGTAGTTGTATCATATCCTTTAATATTTGGATATGTATATTTATGTGGTTCATCTAAATTTAATATATCTTTTTTGTATTCATTCATATCTTCATATTCTTCAATCTTAACTTGTAAGAAATCACACTCATCAAGATCACATACTTCTAACTGACCTTGCATTTGCATCATATAGTGTTTGGGAACAGATTTTGTAAATTTTCTCTTAGGGGGGCATTTAATCTCTAACATTCTGGAACAATATTCCATGGGTCCTTTGTCATCACATATTCCATCAGGAGATGCTCCAAATACTGGAAAAGTAGGATGAGGAATTAATCCAAATTCAATAACATTTGTTCCAGTAATAAGTTGATAGAATAAAGTGGCAATTTCTTCATATTTAACACCCCATTCAGTAATAGGATTAGATGTATATAGAGGAGGATTAATTTTTTCGTAAATAAGCATATCTCTTGATTTAAAATGATCGTCACCAAGTGCTGCGGCAAATGAACTAGCTGTTAATATATTTTGTCTTAGTTCATACCATTCAGGCGACCTTTGTTCAGGTAATTCTAATTTCATTAATTCATATAACTTATATTTCCTTATATTGAAAGTATTAATTTTGTTAGAATATTCATCGATAACAGATTCTATAAAATATTTTTCTGCTTTTAATTGAATGGGGTTTTTATTATCAGAAATAATATTAAATACATTAATTATATCAATTATAATAGTTTTCTTGAATAAATGTATATTATCAAGTGTGTCAGGATAATTATTATTAATATAATCTAGAATATCTTTTTTGTTAATCATACTATTTATATAATAATATTTTTAATTATCAAATTTATATTATATATAAATGTATTCTTAAATAAATTTGAAATTGTGTTTGAGAGAATATTAAAGCAAATAAGATGTCTTACTCAAAAGCGATTCAAAACATGTGCGATGAAAATCCTATTATGGGTTTCAAGTGTGATAAGTGTGATCGCAATAGGTCAAAGTATTTTATTCACCTGGACCAAAATGGTTCAGATAAGTATATATGTTCATATATTTGTAGTAAAAATATGCATGAAGTGTATGGAAAAGATTATTGGGATAATGTTGTTAATATTGAAGATTTTCAGAAGTATCCATTACCTATGATTCCAAAAATAGTAAAGAAAGAACAATTCATTGTTGAATATGATATGATTAATACAGATAGAAATGACTTTATTCAATCATTACAAGAAGAAGATGAAAGAATTATAAAAATGGAAAATTCTATGAAAGAATATAATTCATCATCAAGTGATTATGAATCAGATTAAAATATTTTATATATAATAAATGGAATACAGATATAAATATTTATATTTCTATATATTGTTAATTTTTTTAACATCAGTATTATTATTTGTTGCACCAATAATAGATCATATATTTTATGTAAAAGATATAAATAAAGAGAATAAATCTACAATATATATATATGTAGTTTTACATATAATAGTAATAGGTTTGTTAATTTTTTTTTTACATAAATATTTAATAAGTAAATATATTAATTTTTTTAAATTAGACGGAAAATATATAAAAATAATGGATTTAATATTGGCATTAACTTTAACAGGAATACAGAAAAATTTATTAATTAAATTAAGATATTTATCAAATAATCACCCGATAAGATTAGTTAATTAAATAAATATAAAATATTTATATAAATAATATGGAATATTTATCTGGTTTTGAAAATTTTAAAAAATGTATAGATTGTGAAAAATATATTTTATTATTTTTTACAGCGAGTTGGTGTGGGCCTTGTAAAAAAATATATCCTCAATTAGAAGAATTATATAAAAAGATGAATAAAGATATAATAAATATTTATAAAATATCAATAGATGACGATGAAAATGAAAAAATATGCGAAATATTTAAAGTAGAATCTGTACCATCATTTTATTTATTAAAAAATAAAGAATGTATTAATACTTTAAAAGGAGCAGATATTAATGGAATAAAAAAAATGTTAAATATTAAAGATTAAATAATAATAAATATATAAGGAATGACTACATTTGATGATTTTAACTTAAAAGATAATTTATTAAGAGGTATATATTCGTATGGATTTGAGAATCCATCAGATATTCAATGCAAAGCGTTACCCATTATAAATGAAAAGAAAGATTTATTAGCACAAGCTCAATCCGGAACAGGAAAAACAGGTGCTTTTACTATCGGGGGATTAAATTTAGTAGATGAATCACTAAAAAAAACACAGGTACTGATTGTAAATCCAACATATGAATTAGTAAATCAAAATTATGATGTAATGAAATCATTAAGTCAATATATGAATATTAATATTATGAAAGTAGTTGGAAAAACTAGTTTAGAAGAATGTAAGAATGATTTACAAAAAGAACCTCATGTTATAATTGGGACACCTGGTAGAATTTTAGATATGATAAATAGACGATATTTATATACATCAGATATTAAATTATTAGTATTAGATGAAGCTGATGAAATGTTATCATCAGGGTTTAAAGAAACAATTAGTGGAATATTTAGATATATTTCAAAAGAAACACAAATATGTCTATTCAGTGCAACAAAAACTGATGAGACTGTTGAATTAACAAATAAAATTTTAAATAATCCCGAAACTATTCTTGTTGATAATAAAAATGTGACTCTTGAAGGAATTAAACAATATAAAGTTGTTATAAAAGAAGAATGGAAGTATGATACATTAGTAGATATATATAATTTATTAAATATATCACAATGTATTATTTATGTAAATTATAAAAATAAGTTAATGGGGATATATGAAGAATTAATTAAAAATAATTATCCAGTTGATTATATTCATGGTGAAATTACTAAGGATGAAAGAGAAAGTAAATTATTAAATTTTAAAAATGGTGCAACAAGAATATTACTTTCAACAGATTTATTGGCCAGAGGTATAGATGTTCAACAATTAAATTTAGTTATAAATTTTGATTTGCCAAAATCAAAAGAAACATATGTTCATAGAATAGGAAGGTCTGGTAGATATGGTAGAAAAGGAGTTGCAATTAATTTAATAAATGAACGTGAATTGTATTATCTTAATGAACTAGAACAACATTATAATGTTACAATAGAGGATTTACCTCAAAATGTAAATCAAATATTGAATATTTAAAGAAATACGTATATAATACATAATAATTTTAAAACCAATAATATATGGAAAAGTTAGATATTAATTTAGATGATGATTTTAAAAATATTGATGCTAGTATTAGTAATAATGATTCAATAGGTATTGAATTATTAATTAATAGTGATAATAATAATTCAAATATGGATCATTCACCAAAGCCATCGAATGGGTATAATTCAGGTGATGAAGTAAAATCAGAAAAATCAGAAGATTATTCTTTTTTTAGATCAGATAATAATGAAAGTAAAAATATATCAGTTGATCCAGTAAATGATCCAATAATGAATAATATAGCATCGGACGAATATAAACCAGTACACGTATTATCTCAAACAGATATTAAAAATGAAAAAATAGATTTATTATATAAATTTTCAAAATTACAAAATCAAGGTGTAAGAACATCAACTAATTATAATATGAACTCTAATCTAGATGATATGAGAAATGAATATATTAAATTAAAAAAACAAAGAGATACAACTAATTCTGTAAAATTTCAAAGAAAAATTATGATGGCAGCTGTATCAGGTGTAGAATTTTTAAATAGTAAATTCGATCCATTTGATGTAAAATTAGATGGATGGTCTGAATCAGTAAATGAAAGTGTTGAAGATTTTGATGAAGTCTTTGAACAATTATATGAGAAATATGGTGGTGGTGGTGAAATTGCTCCTGAACTAAAATTAGTAATGATGTTAGGTGGTTCAGCATTTATGTTTCATTTATCAAATACAATGTTTAAATCGTCAATACCTAATATGAATGATATTATGAGTCAAAATCCAGATTTAATGAAACAATTTGCGAAAGCAGCTGTTGGATCTATGGCGCAACCAGGTATGAATATGAATCAACCTATGCCTGATGTAATGAGTCAAAATCAACCTCCTTCAAGACAAGAAATGGACGGACCTGTTGGTGATATAGATGATGTTATTAAAAATTTAAACCTTCAACCAAACACTATGGCGGATTTAGATAGTATATCTTTAATGAGCGGTGATAGTAATAAAAGTTCTAATAAAGGAATAACACTTAATATCTAATTTTTTATATCATTTAATATTTCAATACATTTATTAACTTTATCTTGATTATTTATTTCTTTACCATCTTTTTTTTCAACTTTTTTGAATTCATTTATAATTTGCATAAAAATTATATATAAAACTATTAATATTAAAGAAAGATTGATATCTTTTGTTGCTATAAAGAATAAACAAAATATAAATAAATGTTTTAAATAAAATTTATCATGGATATGTGGTTGTATATCTTGAAAAAGCATTCTACCTCCGAACATATTTAATAAAAATGTTCCACTTAAAAATAAATAATTATTTGTTAGAAAATCAAATAAATACATATATATTTTATAAAATAAAAAAATATATATATATATATTAAATGGTAGCTTTACTTTCACAATGTTTTCCAGGTGAAAAAATAGGAAAACCTGTTAAAGAACCTGAATTAAATAAAATAGTTGATGATATTACTGTTCAAGAAAAATCACCAATTAAACAACCAGAAATTCAACAAATGCATATGGAAACTGGATCTAACATTTTACAACAACAATTTGATGAATTAAAAGAATATTCTAAATATTTAGAAAAAGAAGTAGAAGAATATAAAAAATATATAGAAGAAAGATTTGAAAAACTAAAAAATCAAAAATATCAACCACTTGTTGAAGGATTTGGAGGATCTAGTGAAACAAAAAATTTAAATGATATAATTGTATATTTAATGACTTGTATTTTTATATTATTATTAGTTGATTATATTTTTAAAATGGGAAAAAATTCTTATTAACTAAATTTATTATTAATATTAGATAAAATATTATCATTATATAATAAATTACCAGTAGGATTATAATCATCTATTTTTTTGAACAAATCATTATTATTTGTAGTCGGTTTAGTGATATTTCTTTTTTTATTTTTTTGTTTTTCCCATGAGATAAATAATAAATTTGGATGCATATATAATACATCGAATTTATCTCTTTTTAATGAATCTATTAAATATTTTCTAAGGTCTTCAACTTTATATAATGGTTTCCCTATTAAAAATTCAGGTATGGAAAATGTACAAAAAAATGTTTTATTCTTTGAATTAGTTAATATTCTATTATGTATTTGAACAAGAATATCATCAAACATTTTTAATCTATTTAAAACTTTTTTATCTTGTTCTTCGAATAGTTTATTTATGTTTAAAGAACTCATAATATATAATTAATAAAATAATATGGATATTGATACTCTAATTTTATCAGGCGGTTCAATTAAAGGAATTTCTTTTATGGGAAGTATTAAATATCTTATAGAAAATAAATATATATCTGAAAATTTTAAAAATATAAAAAAAATTATATGTGTATCAGCGAGTTTTTTATTTATATTAATGTTTATTTTATTTGAATATAATTATGATTTTATAGAAAATGAAATATATAATTATGATTTTACAAATATTTTAAATATAAATGATATTTCATTAACAAATTTAGTAGATAATTATGGTTTAATTAATTATAGTAATATTCATTTGCATATAAAAGAATTATTAAAGAAAAAATATAATGTAAATAAAATGTCAATGTTAAAATTATATAATATATCAAATATTCATATAATTGTAAAAGTAGTAAATTTATCAGATCAAAAAATAGAATATATTGATCATATAAATAATCCTAAAATAAATATTTTAAAATTATTACAAATGACAACGGCTATACCGATATTAATGAAACCGATTAAATATAAAAATAAATTATATTTAGATGGAGGATTATGTGGAAATTGTCCAAATGAAATAAATGATTCAAAAAATTATTTATGCTTAAATATTAAATCAAATAAGAAATATAAAATAAATAATATATTTGATTATTTAAGTATTGGATGGATTATGTATGATCCAAATATATTAACAAGGAAAAAAACCATTAGAGATATATATTTAGATTTAAGCGAATTATCTATAAATGTAACAAACTTTGATATAGATTATGATTTAAAAAAAAATCTGATAGACTTGGGATATAAAAGGACTAAGGAACATTTTACTCTTCATCTTCAACGGTAATGAAGTTAAACTTGGGACATCTAGATGAACCATTTGGTGCATTTTCTTTAATATTTTTGCCGAATATAGCTGGACCGGCTGATGTTTTTTCTTGTGCTTTAATAAGAGAATTTTTAACTTCTAATTTATTAATTTTCTTAAAATCAAAACCTTGATCTTCGCACCAAGATTTAAGACAATCCATTAAATCGTCAAGTGGAGTTACATCATCAGATTCTACAAGATCTTCGGTAATCCATTTTTGAATAGTATCATTTTCTGTAATATATACTTTTGTAGCTTCTGTTACAGATGATGGTGCTTTTGTTCCTTCCTCATCATAAACTTTGTAGTAATCTAATAGTTTAATCATAAATAAGATATTCCATTGTTTGAGTTTATTACCAAGTTGAGTATCAGCAATATATTGGTTAGGATTATGCATAGTAGGTTTAGGATTTTCAATAAATTTAGAGATAAAATCAACTACCTCAATACGACGATGAACACCCCCATCATTACCAGCAAGTTTTGGTAGATCATTACACATAAGAATAATTTTAAACTGAGGTTTAAATTCAGTTGTATCTTTGAATAAACCTCTTGAAGTCATTTTATCACCACCAGTGATTTGTTTAAGTTTACCTACATATATTTGATCATCTCTTTCAGGTTCAGACATTGATACAAACCGTGCATATCTAACTCTTTCGAGTTCTGGTGAAGCACTTGATGAACTACCTCGTTTAGTAGTTAGAAATGATACATCCATGGGTTTACTATATTCACCTAGTGTATGATCAATTAATTCTGTTATTTTAGATTTACCATTGCTACCGGAACCAGTCCAAAAGTAAAATTTTTCTTCTCTAACTTCACCACTTAGACAACTAGATAGAAATCTTAAAGTATAGTCACGGACATCATCATTTGGTAAAACTTTTTTAATAAAGTCATCTAATCCTTCTTGAAGTTCTTGATAGTTATTAATACTCATTATATTATCTTTAATCTGACTGATATTAGTAGGCATATCTTCTTTTGCGATAGGTAAATTGTATCCAACTGATAAACTAACATAGTCATCAGGACGACCTTCTCTAAATATTGTCTCGTTATGTACTATACCGGATTTATTGATAGAACAATATTTAAGATCAACTATACCATTGTCGAATCCAATTAAATTCTTTTTGCTATTAAGTTTATCCATAAATCCAGGGTCATAAAATTTATCTTTACATTCTTTCATAATTTTTTCTTTGTAAGTATAATCTTTTAATTTAAGAATAATTTTACAGCAATTTGAGTGTCTACTATCATATATTTGATATAGTTCAGAATCAGGATCTTCTTCTTTGGATTTATCTTTATAGAAATTACTATAATGCTGATATAAATCAATAATATCAGCAGATAATCTTACTCTTAAAATAACACCTTGTTCACTATCAATCCATCTACCAGTTGTATCATCAAAATAATACCAAACATTATCTTTAAGCCCACTACAAACGAATAAATCTTTATAGTAATTGAAAACAATATTGGCTACATCAGAATGAGTACCACACGTTTTTTCACCAACAAGACTTTTATCTACAAGACCTTTAAGTGATTCTTTTTGAATAATTGAATATTCATCCGGATTATCTTTTTTAGCCCAATAAATAAGAGTTCCTAATGTATATTGTGGTCTATTAGTAGAGTTCATGTAATTCCATTGTTTGATACATTCACTATCACCAGCATAATTTTGCCATTTTTTACTAAATTTAACCCATGTATTTAGTAGATGTTTTGAAGATAAACTATGCAAGCAATACCCTACTTCAATCCAATTTTTACAATCAGATGCTCTATCCTCTGATAAGATATTAGTTAATTTATTAATAAATTTAAGTTCATCTTTTTTTATATTAACAACATTTTGAATATTTTCTATATTGTCAAAAGTCATAGACATATTTACATTATTATTTGTTGGTTTATTTTTAAATATCTCTGGACCGATAAATTCAACATTAACTTTATCATTAATTTGCACACTATTTTTGTTCATTATCTCTCGGGGATTTTCTAGTAAGATATCAATGGGAATATTTTTAGTAGATTCTTCTGATACTTTAAGAACTCTTGTTAATTTATAAGTTAATTCATTTGGTCCGGGTTTACCTGAACCATATATAAACCAATTACCAGGATTATAAATATGAGAATCAAATATTTCATTAACAGGATTAGATGGTGGGGATTTACAAGTATTAACAAATATTTCTTCGATAATATCTTTATCTTTAATAATATTATTTATTAAAGATACATAATTTTTTTTATTAGAAACAAGATTAGGGAATAAAATGTGAATACCGTCTTTTTTACAGTATAATTTTTTATCACAATCACATATGGTATCTTTTTCCATGATCCATATTTGACTTTGATTTTCAGATTGAAAATTAAATAATTCTCTTACTTTAATATTTAAGTATTTAGATATTTCATCAAGTGTTTCATTTGTATATTGTCTTTCACTAATATTATCCTTATATTTAAAGTCCAAATCAATAATTAAGGGACAAATATCACCAACTCTTTCAATAATAGAAATATCACCATTCTTTTTATAAATATTAAATATTAAATCATAAAGTTTAGGGATATCTTCTTTTTTAATATTATATGAACCTTTTAAAGGTGATTTTTCATCATATATAGTATGGGTGATAGGTCCATTATCCACCCTTTTTTTATCGCTCAAAAACTTCAGTATATTTTCGAACATTATAATAATCTAAATATAATATTTTATCAAATTTATTTTTATATATTAAGGAATTCAAATTTATGTAATATTTAAATATATATTAAGATAATTATTTATATAATGAATAAAGCACTAAAAAGAATAATTAATAAAGATATTAAATCTATTGAACATAATAATTTAAATGATTTAGGAATATATATTAATTTTGATGAAGAAAATATGTTAAAAGCTTGTGCTATGATTATAGGTCCAAAAGGATCTTTATATGAAGGTGGTTATATGTTTTTTAATATTGATTTTCCTAAGAATTACCCATATTCACCACCAGATGTATCATATGTTCCCAGAAATAATATTAGAATACATCCAAATTTATACGTAGGATCACATAAGTCTGGGTTTGGAAAAGTATGTTTAAGTATATTAGGAACATGGTCAGGACCAGGATGGACAACTATTATGGATATATCAACAGTTTTATTATCTATTCAATCATTATTAGATAGTGATCCATTATTAAATGAACCGGGTTTTTATAGAAAGAATAAACATCAATTGAATATTATTAATGAGTATAATGATGTTATCTTTTTTGAAAATATAAATTCATTATTGATGAAAAATTATTATAATATTCCTGAAAAATTTTTAGTTTTTAAAGAAATTATTATAGATAAATTTAAAGAAAATTATATAGATATTTATAATAATATTCAAAAATATAAAGATATTAAGAATAAATTAATAAATATCCCTATATATAATATTAAATATAACATTAATTATACAGAATTAAATAATATTTATAATCTATTTTGTAATAAGTTAAATTTGAAATTAAATTAATAATAATAATATAAATATATTTATATGGAAAATAAATTCTGTGATGAATGCAATAATTCAATGTATATATACATGGATAGAAATGAATCTAAATTATATTTGTACTGCAAAGCATGTAATAATAAACGAGATTATAATGAAACATTAATATATGATAATGATTTTAATGTAGATTTATCAGAAAGTATTAATAATAATAAGTATATTAATTATGATACAACTCTTCCTAGAATTAGCGATCAAAATATAAAGTGTCCGAATGAAGAATGTAAATCTATTAAAGAAAATTTAGATTCTTCAATTATATATATAAAATATGATAAATTAAATATGGAATATATTTATAGTTGTACATTCTGTGGCCAAAAATGGAAAAATTAAATTTGATTATTATTTAAATATTTTTTAATTTATAGATTATAATGTCCGACGAAGAAGATATAATTGACCCTATTTCGGAAGTTGAAGCTGCTGAAATAGAAAATGATAATTCAGATTCAGATGATAATGATGATGATATAAATATTAATGATATAATTATGAATGATATAGAAGATATTAATGTATTTAAGAAAAATTATTCAAAACTTTTAAAAGAAAATAAATCAAATAATGTTTTAAGTAAATATGAAAAAACAAAGATATTATCAAAAAGATGCGAACAATTAGAATCCGGATGTCAACCTTTAATAGCTAATTATGAAAATTTTAATAATGTTTATGATATTGCTTTGGAAGAATTTAATAAGAAAAAAATACCATTTATTATAAAAAGATTTATCAACAATAAATATGAATATTTTAAGTTAGAAGATTTAATTTATTAATTGATGTAAAAAAAATATATTTATTATATTATAAATGAAATCATTATCCGTATTAAATAAGTTAGACAATAATTACATATTAATTTTTTTAATAATCCTTATAGGATTTGTAATTATTGATTGTAATACCAAAATTTTTAGCAAAATGGTAGAAGGTAATAGTTGTAATAACGGAGGCGTAGTAAAGAAAGGTAGTCCGGATGATCCGGTAAAATATATAGACAATTTACCCCCCGTATCAGATGACACCTGTAATAGATGTGGTAGAAATTGTAACACACCTCAACCGAATCCATCTACTGGGACAAGAGTTAATTGTAATGGACAAGTTGTTCACGATAAGTTTGATCCACAAGGATATGTAGAAGATCAAGAATTATTTGCAAGTGCTACTGCCCCACTAGGCGAAGATGTTCCCAAAACACTTCAAAATAATTACAGTGTCCTTAAAAGTTTTGGATTTTCTAAAATGAATAATGTTGTTGATTTCCTTCCAAGCAACGGTCCAGAACAATTCTTAATGGATAAACCTATGGATAAAAATGAAGTAAAACATAGTGACCCATCAAAAGGTCAAGTAGCTTCATATGAAGCACCAACAGAAGCCGCTCCTATTTCTAAAAAAGTTCATATGAAAATGATGTATGCTCCATGGTGTGGATGGTCTAAGAAAGCTAGACCCGAGTTTGATAAATTTAAAGACGATATGCACGGTCAAGTTGTTAATGGAGTTCAAGTACACGCTTCTGTCGTAGATTCAGAAGAAGATAAAGGTGAAATGGAAAAACATAAAGATAAAATTCAAGGATTCCCTACATTTTTAGTAGAAATATATGATGATGGTAAACATTTAGGAACAGAAGTTGTTGATCTTACTGAAAGAACATACGATGGATTAGTTGATGCCGTAAAGAAAATAACTAATAGTCTTTAATATAATTTATTAACATTAACTTTTGTTTTATATCCAGATCCTAATGATTCATTGTCTTCACCATTTTTTAAGTTTCTCTCAGAATATTCCCAGAATGAAGGTGCTCCTATTCTAAAATCATCATGAGGATTAGCTTTATACCAAAATACTTGGTCAGTTAATTTATTTGATTTTGCATTATTATTTATTACTAAACATTCATAGTTTTCAGTACATTGGTCCATTATTTGACAAAACATCTCGAATGATGGAAACATACCAGCATAATGTTCATATAATCTTTTTCTATTACTAACATAATTTTCTCTAAGAATAAATATATAATCTATATTTGTTCTTAAATTAGGTGGAACACCTAACGCATATTGCATTGTTAAAAGAAATAATAATTTAAAGTGTCTACCATTCATAAAAACAGATCTCATCCATTTATCCTTCGCCCATGTATTATCATATAAACAATCATCTAATATTAAAAATGCTCTTGGATCAATAGATGTATCACCTTCATTTATTTTATCTATTAAAACTTTTTGTCTTTTAATCATATTTTGAACAATTTGTGTATTAAATTCACCATGAATAAATAATTTAGGCACAATCTTACTATAAAATTGATTTGCTCCTTCTGTTCCAGATATAACTTGACCTACTGGAATACCTTTATGGTGATACAATATATCTTTACATAAAAACGATTTACCTGTATCTCTTTTTCCAATTAAAACTACTACTTTATCATCTTTAATTTCACTCATATCAAACTTTCTTAATTGTATTTCCATATATACTATTATTATAATTTTTTTAAATTATAAAAACACATATTTAAAAATAAATGATATTTATATATAAAAATGTTTGAGAATTTATCGCAAGAAAATTTTGAACATATATTAGATGTTTTAATATTATATAAACAAGTTAATCCTAAAAAAGTAGTATGCTTAAATGAAAAATGTGTTAAAGAAGCTTTTCATTTTATGAATACAACTGGTCAACAATTCGCATCTCAACTTGGAATGAAAAATAAAAATGATGATAATGATGACAATTAGTTTAAATAAAGAAATAATTCTAAATATTTTTTATAACTATGTCAAATCTATATATAGACAAATATATTTACGATAAAAAAATTATAAAGAAATTTTATAGATCATGTGAAAATTTATTTAATATTAATAATTTACAAATATATAATCCAATTTATTCATTATATTTTCATATTTTTAATACAAAATATTCGCATAAATGTATAGATATGAAAAGAAGATTTTATATACAAGAATTATTTAATATATTAAAATTTAAATATTATCATTCAAATTGTTTTTTAAATGCAAATATTTATGATTCTAAATGTAATAATTATATTAATAAAGAAGTATTTTGTAAAATAATACCAATATTAGAACCTTTATATTTTATAAAAAATAACTATAATAATTTAATATACAGAAATCCATTATTACCATCTAATTATAATTCCAATACATTTGAAAAAATTAATAATATGAATAATTCAGCATTTATAGATACTTTTTTTTCGTTTATTTCTTCTCAATTAACTGAAAATGATATTCTTCCTAATTTCCCTATATTTTATGGATCAGTTAATGGAATTATGAAAAAATATAATTATGATATATCAGATGATTACTCTGATTTTAAAGAAGAAGCATGGTTTCATAAAAATTTAGGTGAACAATTTAAAATGGATATTTATATGGATTCGGATGATTCAGATGAAGAAGAAAATGATTATATATCAGTTATTAGAAATATACCATGTCAACTATTCTTTATAGAAAAATTAGATGGATTATTATCTGATTTATTAGATGAAAAATTTAATGATAAAATTATATTATCATGTATATTTCAAATATCATTTGCATTAGCATATTTACAAAAATATTTTAATTTTACACATAATGATCTCCATATAGATAATATAATGTATACTAAAACAGAAAAAACTTTTATTTATTATAAATTTAATAATATTTACTTTAAAGTACCAACTTTTGGATATATTTTTAAAATAATTGATTTTGGTAGAGCGATATTTACATTTAAAAATAAATTATTTTTTAGTGATTGTTTCTCTAAATATGGTGAAGCTGATGGTCAATATAAATATCCCATTGATACATTAAATTATAATAAAGATACTAATTTAAATAATATAAAACCTAATTATAATTTTGATTTATGTAGATTAGCTATAACTATTTTAAATGAAATAAATTATGATAAATATAAAAAATATGAAGATTATCAATATTTAATAGATTTTATTTATTCATTTACATTAGGTGAAAATAATTGTGAATTATATTTCTTAGAAGACAATTTTGATATGTATGTATCTATTGCAAAATATGCCAATAATTGTTTACCAATTAATATAATTCAAAATGATATATTTAAAGAATTTAGAATTAAAAAGAAAAACTTTCCTAAAAAACTATATTATCATTTTTAAATTCGCCATTTTTTTTTCTATATTATATTATAAAATGAATACTCAAACTATTGTTATGTGCGTTGTTGCGTTAATTCTTGGTATGCTTTTGGCTCATATGCTGAAAGGTGTTTGTGGATGTAAAGTTGTTGAGGGTGTTGAGGACGATTGGGGTGCGAGACGCGTTTTCAGTGATGACAATACATGTGCAGATAAATGCTCACAATATTTAAATCCCTGCTTTTCGCCTTCATGCGATAGTTTACGACTAAATTTAAAAGCAAATTATTCTTTATAATATATTTTTCTAATGTATATAATTACTTTTTTTTTCTATGTTATATTATAAAATGAATTCTCAAACTATTGTTATGTGCGTTGTTTTATTTCTAATTGGTATGCTTTTGGCTCATATGCTTAAATCTGTTTGTGGGTGTAAAGTTGTTGAAGGAGCGGATCAGGTCAGCCCCTGTGACAAAGCCTGTGAGAGCACCTTGCAAACTTGCATAGCAGCCGCAAAAATCGCTAGTTTTGGGCATGAAGATGGTAGTTCCAGAAACTGCTGGAATACTTACTACGGCTGTACCAATAACTGCCAGACCGCCGGCGCCCGCCCAGCACTCCCAGCTGCCATCGCGTGACAGTTGCTGGGAACAGCCACTGCGTGGACAGCACGACAGGCCAGACGAGTGAATATTGTACCGGTACTGGCTGCGGGTAAATCTATAAAGTTAACATTTCTTTCTTAATATATTTTTCTATATAAATGAACAATAATAATATTTCTTCATACAGTAACTTATATTATCCTAAGAATTTATATAAATACAGTAATATTACTCAATTAATAATTTAATAGATTTTATATTATAATTTTTAAAAAGGTGGTTTATCATGAAATGGTATAGAACATTTATTATCTACTGCTGATACATTACATGAAAATAATAACTTAATTACATTAAGTACAACCATATTAATTACAAATAATACAGCCATATTTTTAGGTTTTAATTCATTAACATCTTTGCTAAATTTACAATAAATATAATAAATAAAGATTAAACTCAAACTTATAATTATATCCATTACAATACTATTGTTCATTTTTTATAACATAATAATATAAAAAAATATATAGATTTAATCTAAATCATCAAATAATGTATATTTATTTTCATCAACAGCATCCATAGTTAATCCTTTTTTATCACTCATTTTTTTTAAATCATCATAAAACATATCAACTGTTTCATTATCATCATCATTTATTTTATCAACTGAAATAACTTCTTTTTCAAATTCATCTTCTAAATATGATAATGGTTTTTCTTCTTTCTTATCAGTTACAGTTATTTCAATAGGATCATCTACTTTTTTAACATTATCAGATACATTTTTTGTAATATCAACTATATTTCCATTAGTTGAATTATCATATTTTCTAGAATCTTCTTCTTTTTTAAGTTTTTCTTCTACTGATAAATTTTCTTCAACTACAATAGTTTCTTCTTTTTTAGGTTCTATAATAGATTCAATTGTTTCTTTATTATCTTCTATTTTTGAAACTATAACGGGAACTTCTATTGATGGTTCTTCTGATTTATTAGTTTCATTTATTTTGATTAATTTTTCATATAATGCATTATTATCTTCTGCTGAATTATCAATTATATCTGGATTATCATAAACTTGTTCTGCGGAAGTACCTTCTTGAACATTAATATCAGGTATATCATTTATCTCAATATTTTCACATTTTTGATTTATTTCATCTTCATCAGGTGATTCATAGTTTATAGTTGTTTCTATTTGTTCAGTTGATTCATTACTATCTGGTTCATCATTATCCGGTTCTTGTTCGTTATCATCAACTGTTTCTTCATCTTCTTCATTACCTTCTATTACTTTTTCTTGTTCTTCTTCATCATTATCATTAGATTTTTCTTGATTTTTCATTAATAATTCTTTTAATTCATTCAATAAAGCACTTTCTTTATTAGAAGATTTATTACTATCTAAATCTAAATGCTCTTTTAATATTTCTTTAACGGGTAAAGAAATTCTTATAGTATTTTCTATACAATCGCAAATAATATTTTCTATAACATTAATATTTTTTTGATATTCAAATCCAGATATATCTTCTGAAAATAATAAAGGGTTTTTCCAAAGTTCTCTTGCAATATTAATATAACATTTATGAATAAAATTTATTAATTTAGGAATAGTTAAATTAATTTTATTATTATTATTACTACCGATAGACATTAAAATCTTTGTATGACTAATATAAACTGCTGAAACTAATTCATCTAACCAATCACATTTAGAAGATTCTATAATTCTATCAGTTTCATTAACAATTAATTCATTATTCCATTCAGGAATTTTTTCTAATAATGTTCTGAATACAAATAATAATGATGTTGATGAATTAGTTTTATATATTTCTTTTGAATCATCATATATAGATTTAATACCGTCATACATATGAGGTTTTAAAGTATTAACTAATTGTTTTGTATACTCTATTTTAGCTTGAACAAAAATTGAATTATTATTATCCATAATATTCATAAATATATTTTAATTTTATTAATTTAACAAAATATAATATATATATATATGGAAGGTGGAAGTTTATTAAAAAAAAATATAGACTCAACTATTGAAGAAAATAATGAAAAAGGTGCAAAAATATTAGCAACAGGTTCTTCATCATGTATATTTCATCCAAATATACCATGTAAAAATTCTAAAGATGATATCACAAAAGAAAAAATTTCAAAAATTGTTTATGGTTCAAAATCTGATAAATATTTTAAAAGAGAAAAAAAAATAAATGATTTAATTCGTAAAATCAACGGTCATTCAAAATGGGCTTTAATTTATGATAAGTATTGTTCCGCACCTGAATATAATAATATTTTAAAAAACTATGATAAAGATATTTTAAAATGTATGGATAGAGAATATGAAGATAAATTTAATTCAACTAATCATATGATGATAGGTGACTATGGTGGGATTACATTTGAAGATTATTTTGTTGATAATGTCTTAAAATGTAAAACAACTAAATCTTTTGAGAAAAGTATGTATATTTTATTTAAAAAAATGGAACCATTATTTTTTGGTTTAAAGGTATTACATGAAAAAAAAATAGTTCACTTAGATATTAAGATTCAAAATATAGTTATTCATGAAGGTGTTTTTAAATTAATAGATTTCGGATTAGCATCAAAATTATCAGATGATAATCATTTTAAAACAAGATCATTATCTGAATTTAATAATAAAAGAATATATTTATGGTATCCTATGGAATATTTATATTCATATGCTTCACAACCAGAATTATTAGCTGAATTACTTAAATTTAAAACAACAAGTTTTAGAAAACACTATGAAAAAGGTAAAAAAATTCATAAATTATTAAAGAATAATTTTGAAGATCATATTAAATTATTATTAAGTGAAAAACAAAAATACAATCATACTGGACTTAACTCTCTTATAGATATATTTAGTTTAGGATTATTAATACCGTATCTTTTTGTTGATTTTAATGTTATTAAACATATAAATAAAAGTGAATTTTTAAAAGAAATATTTGATTTATTCTCAAAAATGTGTGCGTTAAATTATAAAGAAAGATTAACACCAGACGAATGTTATAAAATTTATGAAAGTATATTAAATAAATATTCTTCATTGGAAAAAGGGTCAAAGAAAAAAACATTACGCAAAAAAAAATAATATAATACAATATATATAATGTCATGTAAAATTTCACAACAGAATGCCGGCGGATGGTGGCCTTTTAGTTCAAGTGGAAGAAATAATTGTGGTCATGAATCGTATGATTGTGATAGAAAAACTTGTAAAAGAATTAAAGTTATTGAAGATAAATATCCAAACGGTATAGATGTAAATAATCCAGATGACCGGTCAACAGTATTATCTTTATTAGCAGGTAATGGTATTAGTGATCACACAAAAGCAAGTCAATGGATATATGCTTATAATGATGATGTAAGGACACAAAGAGATTATGATGAAAGTTTAGTTCGTGGAACACCAGAACAACCAGAACAACACGGACAACCTGTTGATTTATCTCTTGAAAGACAACGTTCTGATGATAGCGATGATGACGATGATGGTGCTGATTTAGAAAGATTTCATAGTGCAAAAAGTGATTTTCCATCACCACCAGTATCACCAGCATCAGAAGATCGTGATGATTTAGAAAGAATATTGTCTAATGCTTCTAATAGAGAACAAGAACAAGAACAAGAACAACTACCATCACCCGTTATGCCTGCTAGTGCTGAATCTGTTGCAACAGCTGATCCACAAGAAAATACACCAGGTGATGAAGCCAGGTCTCTCACAGAATTACTTGACATACCGGCTGGTGAATTGAGAGAATCAGATAGACCAGTTGAACAAGTAGCACCTGAAATACCACAACCTATACTACAAGATACAGCACCACCAACAATGTGTAATTCTTTTAATAGTACTAAATTATATGAATTTGATGGTATACCTAATATGTCTGTATTTGTAAATGCTTATGGATTATCTTTAGAACAAAGAAATATTAATATAACTATATCATTATCAATAGAACCTGGATCTCCGGATGATGGGTGGTTAAATAGTTTAATCGGTCAAGGATATATGAATATTATTAATGAAACTATATTAGCAGAACAACAAAATAATCCTAATCTTCACACGAATTTAAACGGTAATACAATTACTTTTGGTGTTAATAATGTTAAATATAGATTAATGTCTACTGATAGAATAAGAAATATTTCTAATCCTAATCCAGGAAATTTAAATGATGGAAGTTGTGAAGTTGTTATGGTTGATGATACTGGTAATCCAATCAATCCAGTTGTAGATATTATATCTGCATTACAAGAAAGAGTTAGAAACAGTATTGCTGGATGGAGAAGACCAACTTTCAATCCACCCGATTTATATATTATATATAGAGAACAAGTTCCATTTACAAGAAAAAGTGATACATGTGATACACCTTGTTTACAGGTTGGTATTAAAGCATTTGATATATGGGGTATCCCTGTTAAACCAGCTAAAACATTTATACTTAAATCATCAGAAGGTGGTAAAGGTGCTAAAGTATACAGAAAAAGAAAGAGGACTCGAAGAAAACCACCATCTAAAAGAAGAAGAAGAAGGAGAACACATGAAAGAAATACTAAAAAAAAAAAACCATCCAAAAAAAAACCATCCAAAAAAAAATCATCGCAAAAAAAACCAAGAAGAAAAACACCCCCCAAAAAGAAATCAAGAAGAAGACGACCGAACAACAAAAAAGAAATAATTATTTAATATAATATATTAATATGACTTTTAAATTTGATTAAACAATATAAAATAATATTATATTATATAATAAAATGGAAAAAATTATATTTTACAAACCATCTTCTTGTACTCATTATAAATCACTTATGAATGGTAAAGTATTTGATCCATATGATTTATTTCAATCTAAAAACACACAAGGATTTTGTCAAATGTTTGCTTACTTTATTACTATTGATGACATATCCGAATTTAAAGAAGTGGGTAAACAAACTACTTCTTCACCAGTAGATATTGATAAATTTAACAAGTTAGCACATAATACTCAGGTGTGTGCTACAAAAACATTAGATTTAATAGAATCTGATAAAGAAATTATGAAAATATTTAAATATTATTTTAATGATGAAATAAAAGATCCTAATAAAGGAATAAAAAAAAGAACTACTTGTGAAAAATATTTAAAAGATTTTAGATTGATTAATGAACAAATTGATATGATAAAAGATTATATAATTGATAATCCATTAGTAACGGGAACAAAGAATAAACGAACTATGATTTATTTTAGTTATCATAATGATAGCGATGATGATTATAATGAACCACTTTCAAAATTATGTGTTCAACCAACGGAAGGTGAAACACAATATGAATCATTTCAATCAATATTGGCATCAATAATGAGTGCAACACACGGTCAACAAAAAGATTTTGAACCGACTCCCTATGATTTATTGTGTCATAATAATGATATTTTATTAATGGATTGGAAAAAAAATACAAAACCTATAAAAACTGATATTAATAAGTGTATTGAAATTAATAAAAAAAAATGGGAAAGTACTTCATCTAATAAAAAAAAATCCTCCTAAAATTAATAATATTCCCATAAATTGTTTAAAATTTATTTTTTTTTTAAAAAAAATTATAGTTAGAATAAATAATATAAATAAATTTAAACTAATTACAGTTGATGCTTTTGATGGATTAGTTGTATTTTTAAAGGCATTAAATATACATGGTTCAACTATTAAATATACTATAAATAATCTAAAAATAATAGTTAATAAATCACTATAATTATCTATTATTTTAATTTTTTTTTTTGTAAATACAACATAAATAATTGTTCCTATGAATACTAAGATATTTGCATGAATAATATAATCTATATAATTATATTTTCTGGCAATTTTACTAGAAAATATATCTCTCACGGCAATGAAAATAGCCGCTACTAATGCATATTTCATCCATATTTCCATGTATATATTAAGTTTATATTTTAAGATAAGTTTAATTATATATATTATATGAAATTAAATGGGATAGATTTTAATAATTTTAGTGATAAAGAATTAATAGAATTATGTTTAAAATATAAATTAATTGATACATCAAAAAAATATAACAGGAATGATTTGTTAAATTTATTAAAAGTTTTTATAGTAGAAAAACTTAATAAAAAAAAACAACATAAATCAAATATAAAATCTTTAGCGATAGATAATGATAAAGAATATAAAAGAAGAAATTCATTTTCAGGGAATACTACACATTCTAATAATAGAAATGGTCCACCAAAAGTGAATGTTCATAAAAGAAGATTATCACAACCGACAACTGTTGTTGAAAAACAAAATGCCGTTAAAACTCATGAAATGAATACTATTCAGCAAAATTCAATGAATAAAGTTAAAAATGAAATCAAATCATTAGATCCAAGATATGATCAAATAGGGATATATCCACCAGTAAAAAGGTTAGTATGTGTTGGTGATTTACATGGGGATTTAGCTGTTTCTTTAAAAATTTTAAAATTAGCAGAAGTAATCCCTCAGAATAGTAATATAAGAAATATAAATGATATTCATTGGTGTGGTAAAGATACATGGGTTATACAATTAGGTGATCAAATTGATAGATGTCGTCCAGATGATTGGGAAAAAAATTGCATAAAAGAATTTAATGATGTTGTTGAAGATGAAGGAAGTAATATGGCAATTATTAAATTATTTTTAAGATTAGATGAAGAAGCTAAGAAATTTGGTGGTAGAGTATTAGGAACACTTGGTAATCACGAATTAATGAATGTTGATAAAGATTTTAGATATGTATCACCAAAAGAATTTTTAGAATTTGTCCCTGAAAATGAAAGAAATAAAAAATATACAGATGATGGATATCCTATGGGATATTATCACAGAAAAAAGGCGTTTGAAAGAGGTAGTAATATATCTAAATTATATGCAGTAAAAAAGAAAAGTATTATTATAATAGGTTCATATTTATTTGTTCATGGTGGTTTAAGTGTTCCATTAATGGAAAAATATAATATATCTGAATTAAATGATATAGTTACAAAATGGTTATTAAAACAAGATAATGAAACGGAATCACAAATATTTAATGAAATATTCAGAGATGATGATGATATGTCACCATTTTGGTGTAGAATATTCGCAGAAGATGAAGATAATCCTCAAAATAATTTACAAAATTTTAATCATTTATTAGAAATTATTAATAAAAAGAATAAAAAATTAATGCCTGTAAAAGGAATTGTTATATCACATACGCCACAGTTTATGGAAGATAAATATTTAAATTCTTTATATAATGATAGATTATGGAGGATAGATGTAGGCATGAGTAGAGCATTCGGTAAACAAGATGATTGTGATTATAATAAATATAGAAAACCTCAAATATTAATTATTCATAATGATAATCAATTTGAAAAAAGAATAATATCTTTAAATTCAGATAGATATCCTTCACCAAATATGGGTGAGAAAGTAGATTTATCATCTAGTTTTTTGCCTTTTTAGATTTTTATAATATTTATAAATCCATATTAATAATAAATATGTAAATCCAATTGTAGTTAAACTTCTTGTTATAATTATAGTTGGACTATTTTTATATATTCCTTGAATACAGAATAAAGCTTCACTTAATATTGCTACAAATATAGCATATATAGAAAAACTTGATATATTAAATGTTTCACTTGTATATGCAAATTGTATTAAATAAAATAAAACACTGAATGTAACACCTGCTGCGCCAATATATTCATCAATACATGATCCGTGATTACAAATTTTCATTATATATATATATATATTAATTTTAAAAAAATTAATATCTAATATATATTATAAAATGCCCAAAAGTTCAAAAAAATCTAGAAGTTCGCGTTCAAAATCAGCATATAGATTTTCTGTTCATGTTAAGAAATCTCCTAGAAAATCATTAAAAAGATCATCTAGAAAACCAAAAAAATCTAAATCTAAAAAGAAATCTAAGTCGAAAAAATCGACACCATGGCTAGCACATGTGAAAGCAGTATATAAAGAAGGATTGAAAAAGAATAAAGATTATAAATTTTCACAAGCATTAAAAGATGCTGCAAAATCTTACAAAAAATAAATTTGAATTTAAAAATTACTATTATTAAAAAATAATCATGTCTTTGTTTAAGGAAACCGTTCTATGCGATTTGCCTTTGAAATTTAAGAGTAATGTTGATATTTCACGACTTTATTGTCGCTCTGTGTGTGGTGTGAGTGTCCTGTATTGTGTTTTACGACCGAAAAAAGAAAATAATAGTTAACTCAGGTTATTGTAGAGCAAATGGTAATTCTTCATCTAAAATAACTTGTCACGCTGAAGAATTAGCTATTAAATATTGTAGAAAATATGATGAAAAACAAAAATACGATATTTATATTTGGAGATATGGTAAATGTGGTGATATAAAAACAACAAGTTGTTGTAAATCATGTACTAAATTAGCCAATAAGTATGATTTTCAGAATAGAATATTTACATTTAAAGATGATATGATAATTAGTGCTATTGTAGATAATCCACAAGTATCATTAGGTAATATGCTTAGAAATTTGTAATTATATATAGTTTTTTTTATTTAATATTTTATATGTTATTAAAAGCTAATACATTAGTTTCTAAAACAATTTATTTATCATTAATAGTTCAAATATTAACAACTTTAATAAGTTTAGGTGGTTTATTCGTTAAATTAAAAGAAAAAGATTTAGTTCTTAAAGAAATTTTAGCTCTTGAAGGAATTGTTCAGTTAATAGAATCTGCTTTTTATATATGGGTAATATTTGCTATTCATAATTTAGAAAATGTAACACCCAGAAGATATATAGATTGGTCCTTCTCAACACCTATTATGTTAATATCAACAATTGTATTTATGAAATATCAAGAATATAAAGAAAATAATATTAATAAATCTTTTAAAATGATAGATTTCTTTAAAGAAAATAAAAATAATATTATAAAAATATTTGTTTATAATGGTCTGATGTTATTATTTGGATTTTTAGGTGAATCCGGTATTATAGATAAAAGAATAGGAATACCCATTGGTTTTGTATTCTTTTATTTATCATTTGATTTAATATACCAAGAATACGCTAAGAAATCTGAATTAGGTAAGAAATTATTTATATTTTTAGTTGTAGTTTGGGGATTATATGGTGTCGCAGCTATGACAGACTTAAATACAAAAAATATATCATATAATATGTTGGACATAGTTTCTAAGAATTTCTATGGATTATTTATTTATTATATAATTTTACAAATTTCTAAGGATAAATAATTTTACATCTATCTACTTCTTTGCCATCTAATATTTTTTGAATATCTTCTTTTTCTCTAACAATATATACAGGTGCTACTGGTGATTGTATAAAAAATATTAAATCCAATAATGATTGTATAAATGAATTATTTACTATTATAATACTTTTTTCTAAATATTGTATAGGTTCTTTTTTTAATCTGTGAATAAATGCCGACATCTTAAAAGAATATTTAATATTATAAACTTCTAAATTAGATGAATCAAATATAAAAGTAAAAGGTGATTTTTGTTCATATAGTCTTATCCATTCATTTGTTAATATATTAAATTCTTCATTTGAATTTAATTTTCCAAAAGTTACATGAACATTTGGAAAATTATCGTAATTAAATTGAACAAACATTAATATAAATTAAATATATATAAATATATATAAATATATGGAATATAAATTAAGTAGTTTAATATTTATATTTATACTTTTTCTTCTTGGAATTTATTATAGTGATATTCGACAAAAAATAGTAGATATTATATTTAGTGATAAATAATTTATAAATTAAAACTAATTCTGTAAACTAATATATTATTATCTTTTTCTAAGGGAATTTCATAATAAAATTCATTAACTGATTTACTTTTGTTATATAATTCAGGACTATTATATATATAAGGTTTTAGAACATAATCATGTTGATTATACATATTAAATATAAGTTCAACACCAAATGATAAAAAATATTCTTTCATTTTTAATATAGATTCTATTTCTAATTGACTTATATCTACTTTACCACCATCATTACTATATAAATATTTCATACCATCAGTAAATATTTGTAATAATTGTTCAAAAATATGTTTATTTAAATTATTTTCACCAGGAGGATCTAATTCAAGTTTTATAGTCTTTTCAGATTTAGGTTCACCGTCAAAAACAAATTTAATAAATGAATCATGATCACCTGATTTATATTCAGTATCTTCGTTTTCCATTTATATAATAAAAAAATATTCTTTAAATAAAAAAAATTATTTATTTTTTATTATTAATTATTTTACTTACTTACTTAGTTTGGAATCGCTGAGTACAGTTGGTTCGTCCTGGCTGATGAATATTGCCATGCGTTCTGTTCATCTTATTAGGCTTACCACGGTTAAAGCGGTTTGAAGGGATATTCTGGCGGAACTTCATCTTTTGATATTGGGACCCATGAGATCCATCGATGGTGATGATTGTGTCACAATTACGTCCGCGTGATGGGCAATTGTAATATTTGATATAGTAATCCTGAAACATGTTTTCAGTGGGGTTAGTACGATGTTTTGGGGCATCAGTGACCATGGTAATGTTTCCACCGGAGGTGGTTTCGTTTGAGACAGTTGAAGTGCAAGCCATACACGAAGTTGTAGTAAGGACAGATACCATTATTGTTTTGATTAACTTATAATGCAAAATCAAATTTATAATGTTTCTTAAATGTGTTCTTTCTTTTCTACTGGAAGATTAATAATATTGTTTGATTAAATTTGATATTTAAAGAGATATTAAAATAATTAATTGTAATACTTAAAGAATGGATGGATTAAGAGTTTCAACTATTACTTGTTGTGCTGAACTAACAACCGATATTAATTTAACTAATTTATATAGACAAATTGGTATAGATGATTTTATTAGATATGCTGAAAATGGTGATATGAATTATAAGGGTTTTGCTGAAAAAAATACTAAAAAGAAAAGAAAAGAAAAAGCAAAAAGAACATTCTTTAATCAACTAACATTACATTGTTATTATGATGATAAATTAATTAATGTAAAATTCTTTAATAATGGTAAAATTCAAATGACTGGATTAAAATATGAAGACCAAGGTTTGAATTTATTTAATGAAAAAATATTAAAATTATTATCAAGTTTTGAAGATATATTCAATAAAGAAGATATTAAATTTATTAATTATAGAATTGTTATGATGAATAGTGATTTTGATTTGAAAAAAAAAGTAGATCGGGATTTAGTTCAAAACAAATTGGAAGAAAATGGTTACTATTCAACTTTTGAACCAGATTGGTATCCGGGTGTTAATTTAAAATACTACTTTAATGAAAGACATAATAATTGTGGGATATGTAAATGTAGTGGGATATGTCATGGGAAAGGATGTGGTAATGGTGAAGGCGAATGTAAAGGAGTTACTATTGCCATATTCGAAAAAGGTAAAATTTTAATCACGGGTGCAAGAAATAAAGATCAATTAATTACTTGTAAAAACTTCATTGAACATTTTATTAATAATAAAATATAATAATTATATATATAATGCAATTAGAAATAATATATTTAATTATATTTGTATTGGCTATCTACATTTGCTACCATTTTTCATCAAAATCTAAGTTTACAAAACCTATCGAAAACTTAACAAATAAAGATACTTCTAATTATAGTGAACCAACACGTAAATTTTTTAAAGTTCTTAATGATATAAAATTATCAGATAAAATAATATTAAAAGATGTTGTTTCTAAAAGATATTTAAATAAACAAACAATAGATCCAGAATTAAATACAAAAGTTATTAATATATTAAAAAAAGTAATATCTGATTTAAATAATATATTACAAAAAGAAGAATATTATATTCATGAAATAGATAATTTATATATCATAAAAGATAAAAAAGGTAATTTTCGAATAATAACAATATCTATGTTAAATGATGTTAAAAACTTTTATACTGTAAAATTTGTTATGGATTTAGTTTATTTTAATGGACAATATTATCTTAATTATCTTAATATAGATCAAAGTGCTATGACAAATTTATTAAATACATATGATATAAGACAAATAGATAATTATACAGGTGGTATATTATTAGATTATGATATGGTTAATAATGATATTGAAGCAGCTTTAAATAATCATTATGTTGAAAATAATAATATATATGATTTGAAAAAAATAGAAAAAACCTCATTTAATTTTTTTAAATTAGATGATTTCAGTAAATATTATTTACCAGAAGGAGTTCCAAATATTTATGCTCCATATTTCTGTAAGAAATATAATGAAAAAATATGGGATTCATTCGGTAACCCTGTTAAAAATAATAATATTCCAGAAGCATGTATAGCAAATAATAATTCTTACAGAAAAATATATAATGATCCTTATGACGCACCAGGTGTATTATATTCAGAAGATACAAATAATTATTCATGGTTATTTAGTTTTTTCTCAAATGCTGGTATAGTTACAAGTGATTTATCTTAATTTATTTTGTTTTTGCTTTTTTTGAGCTGGCAAATGGATTAGTTTTATTAAACATTTTTTTTGATATATCTCCATGAAGTTCCATCGCCTTATTAACATCATCAGAAAACTCAGTTTTATTTGTGCAAGTTCCAAATATATGATTTAATTTAACATTTTTCATTTCTTCACATGATTTAGCATATTCAACAAATATTATATAAATAATATAAATTATTAATAATACAATTAATGGATAAAATATTACATCAAAATAAGGACTATTTTTAATATTATCTATCATAAAATTAAATTGATTATTAAATCTTTCTTGAAGAGTCATTGGTCTAAATTTACCAAAACATTCTGGTGGTGGTTTATTACCTGTACATATAATTTCTTTTTTATTTTGTCCATCTATTTCTGGTATATTTACTAATGAACCATTAATAAATTTATTATATGAATTGTAAGCTTGATAAAAATCTATACCACTTCCAAGAGGATATTTAGTATTACCATTTGCGGGTATTCCTCCTTGCCAATTTTGGCCACCACCATCTGCCGATGGTAGTAAATTTGGTAAGCCAGTGGACATTTTTAGATTATATCCTGGTGAAGGTGAATATGCAAAATAGTTATGACAACCTATTTTTTGTAGTTGCTCATATGCGCATTTTTTTCTTTTTTCAAATGGATTTATTAGACTTTTAGTATAATTTTTTGTACAATTTGTTTTATTATGTCCCCATTTCCAAAATTCTAATGCTTTTTTCGCTCCGCATCCAGCATATTCAAAAGTTGATGCGATATCTTTCCCAGCAGCACCTAATAAACTACATTCAGAAGACCATATGGGCATTCTAGTTCCACTACCATTGGCCATAAAATGATAATTCATTTCACAACATTGAGCAAACTTTCTAGGAGCGTTACCATTACCTATTCCTGAAAATATACCAAAATTTGCTCCGGGTGCCAATTTACAATCACCTCCATCATTACATAATTTATCTACATGACCATTATAATTATCTAAATCCTTTGTTGTATTAAATACAGCAGACGCTTTATAATCAGGACCAACATTATGAAAAGGTGCCGGTTTTTTATATGATGGTTTTTGTCTATTAGCCTGTCTTTCCCCTTCCCATAAGGTGTAATCTGTTGAAAATTCTCCACTACTCCATTTAGCACAACTACCTTGATCCCACCAAGGTACTACTTTTTTAGCATCATCATATATTCCAACTGGATTAAATGTCCACGGATTTGCATCTAAAATAATATCAATTATTATAGGGAATGGAAATGGTAATTTAGCAGCATATTCTTTAAGTACAGTTTCTAAAAGCCACACCGATATTGCACATATAAAACATATAGCTATTACTACAATTCCAAAATCTGATATTGTTCCCACTAAATCTGTAAATTTTTTAATAACAGGATTATTTTCAAAACGTTTTATAAATTCTGATAAAAAATTCATAACTTTACACATGACTATCTGAAAATTATTTCCACACTTGCTCATGCCTATATATTATATTATAACATTTTTATTAACACAATAATCTAACCAAGTTCTCTGTACTTTTTTTAAATTATAATATGCATAAATACCATTCATATAATGAGTTTTATTATTTTTTCTATATTCTTTATCATTTAAATATCTATAAAAATATTGTAATATATCTGTAACCGATGAATCTTTATTTAAATATTTTAACATAACTTTTTTACCAACATCTATTAAATAAATAATAGTTTGCCAATCATAATTTGAACATAATACATGATACATATAATTTGAATATAATTCAAAATATTCTTCTTTAATTATATCTTTATTATGTGAATAACATTTACCATAATTCATTAAGTATGATTTATTTTTACATCTTCTACCATTTTTTGTATTACATAAACATCTTAATTTTCCAACACCACCATGACACATCATTAATATATTTCTTTTATGATCATTATCAAAAGGTTTATCTATATTAATATTCATTTCTCTACATAATGGACAATTTACATATAAATTTCCATGTTTATATACTAAATTTTTATAACAACAAAAATGATAATTATGACCACAGCTTAATTTTTTAACAATATGACCTTTTTTTATTTCTTCTAAACAAATAGAACAAGTCTCCATTACATTATAAGTATTCTTATAATCTTAAATAAATTTGAAATTATTTAAATATTATTTTATAATAATATAAAATGATTCGCAACTTTATCCGTCAATCACAACCATGGACTATGAGCGTTTCACCTGTCCTGGGAAGATGGCGTCGTAATGATAATATCAATAGAAAGATTGATTTGGCTAATATTGATAATTGTGGTGATAGAGTTTGTGGAGATCTTTATGATGAAATGAAACCTAGAATTAATATATTTGATGATAAATTAAAGAAAAATATGGATGATTGTGACCAAGAAAAATGTGTATGCGTTGGTGAAAATATTGATTCACACGATAATAGTATGTATCATAAATCACTTAAATCTCCTTTTAATAATTATAATTATTCAATTAAATCAATTGTAAATGATTACAATCAAAGATGGAAACAAAATCTTACAGTAGAAGAATATCTTAAAAATTTTACAAGATATCACAGAGGATCTTGTTGAGATTTTAAATGTCGTGAACATGTATTGTATCCTAACTTACAATTCTTATTGCATATTTCACCTTTATTTTTTCCAGATTTTAATACACATTGACACATTTTATTTTCAAAAGGATTATTTTCATCTATAATGTGGACTTTTGGATTAATTCTTTTTATACCATTTACTATTGGAATTTTCATATGTGGTTTTGCACAATAAGGACATTTATTATATTTACCATATAAAAGTGTAGATTGAATACATTCATAATGAAATAAAGATTTACAATTACAATCTAAACTTATAGAAAAATTATTTTTTAAATCTTCTCCACATATTATACAACTCATATTTAAGTATATATTAATATATTATATTGTATTTAAATGATTTATAATCAAAATTTAGATGTTAAATTAATTAATATTAAAAAAAAATTAAAATATTCTGATTTATGTACATTAATACCCATTAAATATAATAATGAAGATTTAATTATTCAAACTCCTAAAATGTATATACCATATGGTGAAAAATATGTATATAATAATTCTAAAAAAAAATATTTAGATATATCATTTCAAAATATAAAAAATGACAATAATATTAAAATTTTATATGATAATTTATTATTAATATATGATAAAGTTAATAATTTTTATGAATATTATCTAGATGATATTATAAAAAAATATAATAAAAATGATTTACTTAGATTAAAAATTAATAAAAATATTTTAATTTTTGATCAAAATAAAAATATTATAGATAAAATTATAAATAATCTATATGGAAATTTTATAATTCATTTACAAGGATTATGGTTAATTAATGAAACACTTTATTTTCATTGGGAATTATTACAATGTAAAATAGATATGCCATTATATTTAAGTGAATACAGTTTTATAGATGATAATATACCAAGTAAAGGTAAAGGAAAAGGTAAATGTAAGGGTTTACCACCGCCTCCACCGCCACCCACAAATTCTAAATATGATATGATGATTAAAATGGGTATTCCCAAAGAAGCTGTATTACAAAAAATGCGTTTAGAAAAT